AACTTGAAGCTCAAACGGCTCGTGCCTGCCGTTCTTGGTAATAGAGTCCCAGATGACACCAGATTGAGACAACGTACCCATTTTTAACTCCTTTTGCCAGCACGCGCAGCGGCTATATTGTCAACAAGGTTAGGATAAGGGCGACCAGCAGCCCTTGCCCTTGCCTTGGCGGATTGCGCTTGCTTCCGATCAAGATGCTTTACCCTAGCATCTTTCGGCGCATCTTTCTCCCAAAAAGGCTTCTCGGCCATGTCAGCATCCCCATTTTCTAAGAGATTTGTTGATCCTGCTATCGGGGTCGGCAGCAGCAGCCGCGCCAGTCATCTTGCGCTTCATCCCCGTCATCCGCTCACAGAATGACTTATGGCGCGGGTTGTCCTTATCTTTGGTGGGGGCTTTGAGCGTCCCGCCAGTCTCTTGATGATAAGAAGACCGGCCACGCTCATTGAGCCCGCCAGATTGAGACTTACCCTCTTTGCGCGTCCACGCAGCAGTCATAGCACTCTCCTTAGCAAAGCGGGGGCACTTGGCCCCCGCGATACCACACCATCTTGAACGGGTATTAGCCGTTCATCTTGATGGTGCCAGAGACATCACGACCGGGAGCCGGAGAACCAGCATGGGCGGACGACAAGGGGTTCATGTTCGAACCGGTGCGGCCACCAGACTTGCGGGGCATACGGCCAGCATGATGCTTATGCTCACCGTGGACCTTGCCGCCTTCCTTCTTCTCATGAGCCTTATGGCCCATGTGATGCTTGGTGCGGCCACCGCGCTTGCGAGCCTCCGCTTCGCCAAAAATCTTGTCGGCGTTGTTGCGGCGCTCGTTCTTCATCGAGAGGTCCTTGGCGGCGTCATCAACGCCGGACATCGGGCTCTCGGCTTTCTTGCTAGTACGACCCTTCATAAGAGCCTCCTTACGATGCGAGGTTGATGCCTTGGACATAGGTCACGTGCAGTGTACCTACGCCAGAGCCGGTGTTTGCGGACGTTACAAAGATCTGCACATCAGAAGGACCGCCGGTCTGGAAGGTCGAGTTGCTGATGTTGTCCCAGTTGTAAATCTGGGCGGCAGTCGTAGGCGACAGCGAGAAACGGCCAGCAGCAGAGCCGTCAACGCCAGTGGCGGTGAAAGCAGTAGCAGCAGTCGTACCAGCAGTTGCGCCGACGCTAAACGTCTTGGCAGCTCCGGTCCAAGCAGTCGTCACCATCATGACAATGGAGAGAATCTGGCTTTGGGCCGGAAGCGTGATGTCGGTTCCACCGCTTGCCTGCGTGACAACAGCCGACTGGCACATAACCGCATAACCGAGGTTCTGGGTGCCAGTTGTGCCGCCAAGGCTGGCAAGATTACCCGTGCCATCGCTGGCGACAACAGTGCCAGCGAGGACAGGGCCGGTGAAAGTGGTAGCCGGTGTAACCGGACTACCGTTGTTGTTGGGGTAAAAACCCGGCTGGATGTCGTTGATAACGGTAGCCATGGGCTAGTTCTCCTTACGAGGTGGGGAAGGAGCCGTAGATCGAACGCCAGTTGTAGTAGCCGAAGGAGTAACGCTCGTAGCCCTTCACAAGCAGATTGTCTGTGACAAAATCGACCTGCATATCGCTTTCGAACTTCACTCGCTCCATGTACGACAGACCGTCGATGTTGGTCAGCAAGAACCAAGCATACGCAGAGGTCAGATAGTCGTTGACCATGTAGCCTTCGGGGAGACCACCGGCAGTCGTGAGGATGGCATTGACGTCATTGTCCGCAGTACCCGGACGGAGTTCCGTCTTGGTAAGGCGGATCGCAACGGGCTCAAGCTGCGGGGGAACGATCAGCTTGCGGCCACGGGCGAACACCTTGAGACCGGCTTGGTCCTTGAAGTTCGTGCGGATGGCAATCATCGCGTTCAGCAACGTAGCTTCGTTCAAATCGACCTGCGTCGAAGGCTGGTTGGCAATCGTGCCACCATCAATCGGATGCGAGGACGAGCAGAGAGCCACACCGTCACCACCAACCGCAGAGTTGTAGGTCTGGGCAGTGTTGAGGATGTTCGCGCCGTAGATTTCCTTCGTCTGCTGGAAGGACTCAATAAGGCCGAGGTTGCTAGGCGCAAACTGGGTCTTGTAGAGGTTGTCGTCGATGGCCTTGCGGGTAATGGCGTAGCCGAGAGCAATTTCCGTATGCTCTTGGTTGTACACATAACGCTCGCCAGCAGAGTTATCGAACGCAGTCTGGCCGCCTTCAGTCTTCAACTGGGCAAGACCCAAGAACCGCATTTCGGCAGTGCGCTCAAGCGCCATCTTGGATTCGTGCTTCGTGAAGATTTTGTCGTACTGCGACGGAATCTGCTCGTACTTGCCTTCAACGCCCCGGAGGCCGGGGAGGAGAAGGTCTTTAATGGCAGAAAGATTAACAGCCATAGTCCCTACTCCTTATTAGATGCCGGTCAACGACTTGGTGGCCACGTTGTTAAACGCGACGATCAAGCTGTTATAGGCGGTGGTGGTGTCATAACCGTTCTGGCCAGCCCAAGGGCTGACGCCAACCGGGGCATACCCAGCAAGGCCAACAATGCGGAACGGAAGGGTGGCGGTCGTAGCGATGGTGTACTGGTCGGCGTAGAAGGTAGACTGGCCGTTGGCAGTGTTGCCGTTCGAGCCACTAATACCAGAAGCCGTGCCACCAATGCCAAACCCAATGTTGTTGCCAATGTTGGTGAAACCAACCGCAGTGGCAGTCGTATTGGAGTTGGCGGTCTGGACGATAAACTGGGCGTTCGGATCATTGATGACGTAAGCAGTCACCGTGTTGCCAGAGGCAACGTCAGAACCGGGCCAGTAGTTCGACCACACGGTGCGCTTCTGGGCAACCGAGAGATACTGGCAACCAACGAAGATGCCCGCAATCTGCACGGAGTTAGAAGAAGCCTGCGCGATGTAGCCGGTGCTGAGCTGGACGACGGGGTCTCCAAAGAAGATACCCTGCGTGTTGTTGTATGCGATATACGCAACAGTCTGTTCGTAAGTGGGGGCGGAACCAGTACCGCTCCATTGACGGAAACCGTTAGGCGCGAAAGTATTCGCCATGACGGGTTCTCCTTTTTACGGGAAAGCTCGTCATCTCGCGCCGGGGAGACTCGGAAGCCGGGAATAGTTAAAACCTCCACGCCGGGGGAGGTGAGCCAAGGGCTTGAAAATAAATAATACGGAAAAAACTAGATTTGTAAAGAGCCACCCGTAGATGGCTCTTCTATATATGCCAATTAGTCTTTTGGCACGGGAATCGGCTCGTAACCCTTTGAAATCGTTGGCCTTACACGCGGGTCATCACGTGTCATCGTGCCATCGGGCGTAGCATGGAGCTGCTGCTCCTTGTGCTTGACTTGAGCGCGAGCCTTCCGTTTTTCAACGTCACGGGCCTCTTCCGAGATAACCGCCGGACGCATCATCAAGACTTGGCCCTTGCGCTCGATCTGGGGATGATTCCCGGCATGAGGCATCATCTCCGGGTGGCGAGAAGTAGGCACAGCCTCCCAGCCCATCCGCGCCAGTTGGACTTGGTAAGCCGGGTCTTCTTGGCCCATCACGGTCCGGCGCTTCCACTCGTACTCCCATCCTGCGGGGGCAGGAGGAGCGCGGAAGTCGTCAGTACCTTCATCCATATTGCCAATATGGCCCCGGATTTCGGCAGCACGGCGAGCGGCGGCCACGCGAGGGTCTTCCTCACGCATAGCCGGGCGCATGGCCGGACGGGCGCTAACCGGCTCGGCTTCGGGCGCTTCGTTCGTGTAATTCACCTCTACACCCGCAATTTCTTGCTTTACGGGCGCAGGGGTCCGGGCAGGACGGCCACGGCGGCGGGCAACAGCTTCGGTCATATCATTCTCCTCAATTCATGCGACTGCGGTCGCGCATTTTGTTCATGTAGTACTCTTGAGGCGTGACACCGCTAATTCTAGCGGCCTCAACCTCTTCTCGCGTCAACTGGACGACTCCAGAACGCGGAGGACTACCAGCGGGCTGTCTGCTAACTGGCGCGGAGGGCGGCGAACCGCGCTTCTGCGTCACCTTGGCCGAATCTGACATGGCGTCGTCCACCTCTGGCGCGGATTTTTTGCCGCCAATACCAAGGCGGTTCTCCACAAACCGGAAATACTCGTCAGATTCGGGGGTAATGCCATAATCAACGGCGTCTTCATGCGCCCGCGCCATGACACGAATGGCACGAGCATCTGGCAGATGCTTTTTATGCTCCCGGAGCCAATCCGCAGACTTGGGCGTGACGCGATTGATGAGGTCATCAACCAAATCCTTGCCAGTAAGCGGCGGCGGGGCCGGTGGGAGCGGCTTAGGAGCGTTTTTCATCTCCTCATAACCGCTTTCAAGCTGGTTAAGCTTGTTGAAATTGGCCGTCATCGTCGCTTGGATGGTCGCGGCACGGTCAAAATCCCCTACAGCCATCGCATCGCGCAAATGGGCCTTGAGAATCTCTTGATCGCGCTTGACGCTATCAATGGCGCTCGCGACGAGATGGACATTGGTGTCCGAAACCTCGCCATAAGCCGCGTGGACCTTCTGTTCGGCAGCGGCAGCACGACTTTCGGCCTCAAAACGAGCTTGACGCTCCTTCTCAAGCTTCTTGTTTAGCTTTTTGAGAGCTTTTTCGACACTACGAGGCCCCTTTTCTTTAGGGTCAACCGGCGCATCAACAATCTCAACGCCGGGAGGGGTGGGATCAGCCTTGCTGACCTCCGGTCCCGCGCCAAGATCGACGTTCACAACGTCATTTTCATTAGACATTTCAATCTCCTAGTCACCATACCCGGTCGGGATGGTCGATGCGGCCCTTAATATTAACGTCCTCAATCATCCGGCACAGCACACCATTGACGGTGATGCTCCAACCATCGGAAGGGCGAAAAACGATCCAATCGTTCTCGTTAATATCGACGCCGTGGAACCACTCTCCGGTCTCATCTTTGAAGGCATTCGGACCCTTCTTGACCACAAGCCCAACTTTGGACTGGAATCTATCCTCATCCGTCGTTTGGCTAGTCAAAATGATGCCGCTCTTGGTTTTCTGCGGGCGGATATAAACCGCCACCAGCATTTGATTGTTGAAGACCTCAACCGGATCAAGATTGCCAAGCTCGTTGCGGAGCGTGGCTACCGGGTCCGTCTCGTGTTCCATTGTCATGTAAGGCAAGTTAATCCCCCTTTTCGCTTCCGTTGATAATAGATTCGGCCTCCTCACACAGATCGAGTGCAAGACGTAAGCCCTCTATTCTACCAACTAGATGCTTGTAGGAAGAAAAGTCGAAACCCTCAACTTGATAAGATGAAGTTAAACTTTCTTTAATCCGTTCTATGTGGGTATCTATAAGTTTTTTCAATTCATATTGATAGTAAGCTTGATAAGTTGAACCAGCCATTGTCATCCCCTCGATGCCCCTCTAGCAAAAAAAAGACGGAAGCGCCGAGGGGGTCAACGCTTCCGTCCAATTCGCATAAGGGTCTCGACCACCCTTAGCGGCGAATGCCTTATCTCTTGCGAGACTGGATTTCTGTCTTTTCCAGACGGCCCTCACCGGACCCTGCGCCAGCATCCATATCCTTGTAAGAGCGGTAAGTACGGCCACCAGCCTTACGGGGCATAGGAGGTCCACCCGCGCCAGAAGGAGGCATTGGCATGGGGACAGGCATTGGCATGGGCATCCCACCCATCGGCGCACCGGGCATACCGCCGGGAGGAGGCACGGGGATCGGACGGCCACCGGGGGGAGGCGTAGGCCCACCCATGGGGTTAGCCATCATGTCATGCTCGCCGGGCTTACCAGCAGCAATCATGATGTTGATGTCAGTCTTGCCCTTGCCAGCTTTGCCACCAGAAGCGTGAGCAGTGCGGCCACCAACAGCACCGGGCACCTTGCCGGGGTAGCTGGGGCCTTCAAAGACCTTGCCGCCATCCTTGCGCTTGGTGCGGGCTTCCGGCTTCACCATCTTCTTGATGAGCGCCATATCTTCCTTAACGTCGTCGTGCTTGGCAGCGCCGCCGCGCTTCATGACGCCCAGACCACGAGCGGGGGATACGGAACCCTTGCGCAGGCCGGTGAACCCCATCATGGCATTAGGGACGCCAGCCTGCATGACAGATTTGTCCATCATCTGCTTTGCGCCCACGAGCGGGCCACCAATGTCCTTATGAACCTTCCCGCCGCGCTTCATCGCACCCACATGCTTTGGGCCGGGACGATCTTCGTTGGCCTCCTTCACATTGCGGTTGACGAGGCTGTCAGCAGTAATGGCTTTGCCGCCGGACTTGCGGGGCTTATGCGCAAGGCTGTGCTTGGCATGTTCGCCATGGACCTTGCCGCCACGCTTGTAGGCACGGGGGGTGATGGGGCGCAGGCCGGTCTTAGCGCCAGCCTCAAGAGCAGGGGGCGGGCTCCACGTGGAAGAATCCACCTTCTCACCGGGGTCGCCCTTGGTAAGGCGGGCTGCCTTAGACTTCATAGCCGCACGGGCCGATTTCGCCATCTCCGACATAACAACTCCTAACTAGCTAGTTTAGTCCGGGCGTCCCCGGCGGCTTGCTGCCTTCTTTGAAGTTAACATAAGTGCCCGGTCAACAACAGTGCCACCACTAGCACGTTCTTGGCGCGGCCAAGTGATTACTGGCACTTGTTTGATGCCAAGCTTTTTAGCAGCCGTGGCACGGTGGCGGCCATCTTGCCCGCCGCTTGGATAGAGCGCCAACGGGTTAAGCTGCTTGCCCGCCTTGATCTTTTTCTTAAACCGCTTGATGGACTTCTTGTCTTCCTTATCCATTTCCATCTTCTCAGACTTGTCCAAGAAGTGGTCTGGGGACATCCACTGCATCTTGCCGCCATCTTTGGAATAGCCAGCATGTTTGCGGTCGTTAGAGTTTGGCTTTAGCGGATAGTCTTTGATGGAGCCGCCATCTTTCTTGCCAGCCCGCCGCGCCAGCTTCATAGCCTTATCCATATGAGGCTCAATGCGGCCACCGGTGGCGGCAAACGCAAAATCGCCACCGCCGCCAAAATCAAAGCCGCCGCTGCTGCCGCCAAAGTCATACCCGCCACCGCCGCCGCCAGTATCAATTGACGCGATGTTCGTCT